TAATGACTTCCTCACCAGGAGCAAGTCTAGCTGGAACACTATCAACGTTACCAGATCCTCTACCACCAACGGTTCCACCCGTAGAAAATCTCTGTATGATGTTGGGATATTGTTTAATTACATTTGCCTTAAAAGTGTATGGTGAGATGTAAGGAATAGTTCCACCTTTAGATCTTTGAACTCCTCTATTGTAATCAAGATCACCAGGCATAGCAGTTGGTGATCCATAGAGTTGCCTTTCCAATCCAGAGTAAGGATCTCCAACACCACCAGTTCCTCTAATATATGGTACTTCTCCTCTCTGTGCTCTTGATGCTTGTTTTAATCTTTCTCTAGTTACTGGTTCTAATGCTTTACCAAGAGCGATTACTCCAGCCGCTGCTACTATGATTGCTAAAGTTTTTAAAAATAAAGGAGATAATAGAACTGCTGATACTAGTTGAATAGCAGTTACTAATTTAGCAATAGTAGAGACTAATTGCAGTCCTATCAAAACGCCAGCAATTTCTTTCCAATATTTTCCTATAAATCCAAGTGTTTCTGATAATTTCTTTTGATTATTTTTATCAGATAACCAAGTAAATGCTGTATTAATTACAATACCACTTACAATCAGACCAAAAAAGTCCATTAACTTTTGGAATATACTTTTCGCTGGTGCTGTGACCTTATCAAAAATTCCTGAAACTTTTTGATTGAATTTATTTAAAGATTCAATTGATCTTTCTTTTTTCCTTGCTCTATCTTTTTCGGTTCTCTTTTTAATTCCAAGAACAGATTCTTTCCTTTCGGCAATTCTTGTAGCAAAATCTATCGCTAACTGATTTTGAATCTCTACAAGAATTCTATTTGTCTCCTCTAACGTCCCGATTGGAGTTGATTCTGGTTTTAATGCTTGCTTATCTTGCTGTAATCCTGGTTTCTTTAAAAAACTAAATTTAGATCTTCTTAATCTTGGAGAAGAAACATTAGAAACTGCTTCGGCACCACGAATTACCGAAGAAGAAATGTTTCTTCTACTAATTTTTGGTATTGATGGTGCTTTATAAGTTTGACCTTCAAATTCCACTAGATTGCTTTGCCTTTAGGTTTTCTTCTTCAATATAAGTCTGAAGTAATGATACATAAACTTCACGCTCCCAAGGCATCATATTTTCAAGCTCAGTTAATGAATATTTATGGTGCTGCATCAACTGAAAATTAATGTTATAGTATGACTCAAGACTAGTATGAGCCATACTCAAGTGAAAAAACTTGCCAGACCCTCCAGAACAACATCACTCTCAACTTTAGTATTTGGATTCGTAACTTTGATTGTGTGAGACAGTTTAGGCATTGTTGTAAAGAAGTTTTCAATTTCTTTAAACTGCTTGGTATTCATTTGCTCTACAAACTCTTGTAGTTCTTTCTTTGTACAATCAGCAGCACTCCAAGATTCTTCTTGATCATAAACAGTATCAATACAAGAAGTAATCATCGCAAGTGATTGATCTACATCAGCACCAGTTTGATTGACCTCAAAATTATTTTCAACAAATTGTTCCAATGAAGGATACTTAAGTTTCATTGAAAGATTATCATCTAGTTTGATAATATTGGTATGATTTGGATCTTTTTGGACTTTAATATCATCAATATTAATTTCCATTTGAACCGAGGTTTCTTCATCATCGGGGCAAATAACATTCACTTCAACAGTCTCACCAACTGATTTGGCACGAACATTTAAAAACAAATATTCAATATCAAATGTTGAAAGTTCTTGTACTTTTACAGTCTTTGATATGATACAATCTGATAGAATCTGAACAATCGCATTTGAAATCTGCTTCGTATCTTCAGATTCAAGTGCCATAATTAGAATTTTTTCTTCTCTGACTAGAAATGGTCTGTATCTAATTTTCTTTCCAGTAGAGGGCAATTCCAACTCATACGTTGGCGTAGAGATCTTTGGTAAAGGCATAATGACCTATAGAACTTCAGTTGTGATTATTTATTATGGGTTTATAGATCTCTCTCTTGGACTAATACGTGCTCCAGGAGAAAGTGGACTCTGACCAGAATTAATTACAAGAGTTCTTTCCTTACGAAGTCTTGCTTGTCTTTGTTCTGAATTTTCTGGTTTTTGAGGTGAAGAAGGTTGCTCACTAGATTGTGATCTTGGACTTGGAGTAGATGATGGAGACACATTTTCACGCTGAACTGTATATCTATCATAATTAAAAGTAACAGTTACTTTTAAAATATCTGCTGGACCATAAGAAATCGGTATTGATGAAATTGCTTTTGGAAAGGCATTTATTAATTGATATGTTCTAGAATAATATTCTCTTATAGCATCTTTTGCAAAGTAATCTCGTTCAATTTTAGCGATAAGTATATTTGCTTTATAATAATCTGGATATCTATATCTTCTATAGAATCCAGGGAGTGGATTGCTACTGTTTTGTGCTACTTTATCACCAGATCCACCAGATATATAATCCATCCATCCCTGAAATATTTCTAATATTTGATACCTTCTATCAACATAAAATGTAGCATCAATGTCTGTATACAATCTAGTATGAGCAAATTCTTGTGTTACACCTAAAAAATTATCTTTAACTTCTGAAGTTGCAAAAGTTGAACCCGGTAAAGAAACATCAGTACAAAGAATTCCCAATTCTTTCGGATTTATTCCTATTGATTTTTGTACATATCCTTTATTACCCAACCAAGTTAAAAAACTTTCTTGATCTCTTCCATTTTGTGATAGTTTACCTGGAGGAAACTCTAACTCTAAAATATACTCATTGCTCAACGACAAGTCACTAAATAATTTTCTTTGTGCCTGACTTAATTTACTATAGATTGGAGCAGACATCTAAATATCTCTTATGGAGTCTTGATTATTAAGTATTTAGATGTCATATAAAGGAAAATACCAACCATCATTTCCCAAAAAATATAAGGGAGATCCGACAAACATCATATACAGATCTTTGTGGGAAAGGAAGTTTATGGTTTATTGTGATCTCAATGAAAAAGTATTGGAATGGGGATCAGAAGAAATGTTTGTATGGTATAGGTCTCCAATAGATAGCAAACCTCATAGATATTTCCCAGATTTTTATATCAAAGTTCAAGAATCCACTGGTCAAATTAAAAAGTATTTGATTGAGATTAAACCAAAACGGCAAACAACTCCTCCTCCCAAACAACAGAGACAGACTAAAAAGTATCTCTATGAGGCATATGAGTATGCCAAGAATCAGGCAAAATGGGAAGCAGCAAAAGAATGGTGTGCTGATCGTGGATATGAGTTCAAAGTTCTCACAGAAAACGAATTAGGTATTTAAGATGCCTAGAAAGACACTCAAGCAAAGACAAGAAAGAAATCCGACAGATGATAATGAGAATCGGGTGCGCTCTGTCATTGACAATGTGATTGGAAATGAGGATCCTGACGATTTGATGCTTGAAATTATGAGTGTGCTACAAGAAAGTGGACGAGTTCCACAGGCAGGAAAGTATTATACGTTCGTTTATAATCCAAAAACACCAAATATATCTTATGATCAAAATCCTCTAGTCGCAGTGACTGAAGTTTATAAGTGGGGATTTAAAGCCATTAACTTTCACTGGGGAGAATTAAGACAATATACCTGGAGTGAAGTTGCTGGGCAATTATATGAAGTTTATCCAGACGAATTGGCAGATTTAAGAGAAGTGCCTTTTGCCAATATCCGTCTAAATAGTTAAAAAATAGCCATATGGCAACATCGGCACCAATATTAAGATACCCTTACGAAGCATTAACGGATAGTACAGACTATCTGCAAATTAATCTTGTTAAAAGAAGAAATTCTGGTGATTTTAATTCTGCTACATTCTTAACTGGGTTAACTAAAGGTAGAGGATATTACACTTTAGACAATCCACTAAATGATCCATATCTAAATCCCCCACCAAAGCTTAACGGCAGACAGTTATCTCCAACAACAGTATCAACGAATGGTGTAATACTGCTACCAATGCCATCAAGCATTAATGATACAAATCAAGTAAGTTATTCTGATGATACTTTAGATGCGGTCACTGCTGCCGTTGCTCAAGCAGCAGGTGGTATCTTTAACACTAATGTAACAAAAGATGGAAAACTTGATTTAGGTACAGCACTCGATAATATTAGTAAATCAATTTATAGTTCTGGTGGAAAACTTTTTGGTGGTTTAGGTGGAGAAAATATTAAAAATTTAATCTTGGCAAATTTAGCAGCACAAGCAGCTAGTCTTCCTGGAACAGGAAATTTAAGTTTGAATCAAGCACTAGCAAGATCTTCGGCACAGATTTTAAATCCCAATATGGAATTATTGTTTAATGGTCCAACAATTCGTAATTTTAGATTTTCATTCAAAATGACTCCTAGAAATCCAAGTGAATCTAATCAAATAAAACAAATTATAAGAAGTCTAAAAATACATATGTCTCCACAGTTAGGAGACGGACAACAATTATTTTTAAAAGCACCTAATATTTTTGAGTTAAGATATAAAAATGGTCAGAACGATAATCAATATTTAAATAGATTTAAACAATGTGCTCTTGAAAATATGTCAGTCAATTATACTGGTGAAAATGTATATGCCACTTACGAAGATGGTGCTCCAGTGTCAACTATTCTGGATCTAACATTCAAAGAACTTGAACCAATTTATGCTTCCGATTATGGTACACCAGAAGGGAAAATAGGAGTAGGATACTAAAATGGGATACTTTAGAGAACTACCAAACCTAGCATACCAATCATTCCTACCACACAAGAACTCTTCACAGGATTATGTCATTGCGAAAAATCTTTTTAGAAGGGTTAAACTTCGTGATGACTTATATAATGTCTTTACGATCTTCAACAAATATGAAATCAAAGACGGTGCTCGTCCAGATACAGTTGCCGACGAGATCTATGGAAGTCCTGATTTAGATTGGGTTGTTCTAGTCACTGCCAATATCACAAGTGTCAGAGATCAGTGGCCCTTATCAGATTATCAACTTTATAATTATGCCGAGAACAAATATGGAAATGATCTGACTAAAATCAGATTTTATGAGACCACAGAAGTCAAAGATTCTTCAAATCGTCTGATTCTTCCAGCAGGTAAAGTTGTCACTCAAAACTTTACAATTCCAGATCCAGCAGATCCTACGGCAACCTTAAATCCTGTGACTGGAATCAACAATTATGAGTATGAGACCAGAAAGAACGACGAGAAAAGATCAATTTATCTTCTGAAACCAACTTACTTACAACAATTCTTGAATGATATGAGAAGAGAGATGTTGTATTCAGAATCATCAGAATACATTGATGAAACTTTAATTGCGACTGCGAATACAAGAGTTACCTTACCACAATAACTTTAGTTTCTTATCAAAAATCATCACATATCGGTGCTTGCGGGAGCGGTCTTTCCATTCTCCCTCAGCACCTTTAATTTTGCCTCTAGAGTGTTTAGTTCCGTCTGCATAGTAGAAATCTTTCTTTGGGTTTGTGAGTCCGCAATATTTAAAATTACAAGCGCGATAGATTGTACCATTATGGAA